TGGTTTATTTCTCCATACTGGTTTATAGAAAGACGGTTCATCATTTACATACCTCCTACTTACCTCGTTATAAGTAAACCCTATCATATGTTTAAACCGTTGTCTAGCTACAAAGATAGGAACCTCTTCTCTTATTGTTACTTGGGGGTGACTAAATGGTGTCCAATGATTATGACTTGCAAGGTAGTTAATTAGTTTAACATCCTTACCACTAAGCTCACCCTCAGAATTGTAGGAACTTTCCTTATCAAAGCTAACCCTTGCAGAGTTAACAACACTAAGGTCTGATCCCATATGTTCTATATATTCAGCTATCATTCTTATCCTTATGTTTCTTTGAGGAGCCGGAGGCTCCCTTAGGTTTCTTTATTTCTTCCTTAAATACCTTTTTAAAGATAGCATCGAAATTACTTTCATAGCTACTCCTATCAGATATTGGTCTGGGCCTTGAGCCCTTACCGGACATTACTTATACTCCAACATGTTTTCTACTAGGGTTGCATACCCAGAGATGTCATGCCAACTATCAGAATAGTTAGGGTCTCCGTTAAGGATACGTGCAATCTTATGTTGAATCATTTCAAGTGATTCCTTTTGATGTGGAGCCAGTGCACTCCACCCTGCAGTTAACTTCATTACATCCTTTAAGTTCTGACACAGTTGACTTTGAGTTTCAAAGGATCCGTAACGTGAGCCACGGGTCTCTAGGGTTTTGTTAGTGTGTGACATGGTTAGCAGAGTCCTCCAAGGATTGAATACAGTCTAATACATAAGCAGATAGTTGAAATGCTTTGCTTTCTTCATCTACCAACTCTAACTCTTCAGCTTCAAAGCTTACTTTAACAGAGTCATTTTCCTCTGTATCTCTTAATCGTATTGTATAACTAGCCATTATTTGTTTCCTCCAGCATTGATGAAACCTTTAATTGCAGCATCGGTATGGTTAGCACCACTAAGGATATCTACTATAGTCCCGGGTGCAGCTTCTTTTATTAGTAGTGGTACACTTCTTATATTATTTTGCATGGCATAGTCTTTACCTCTGTCGGTTGCTATGTCCATTAAAATAACTTCATCGTAAAAACCTAAGGCTTGTAGCCTGTCCTTCATCTGAACACACCCGGAGCATCCGGGGCCAGATACTAGCAGCAGTCTATTACCCATCTTCTTTCTCCACGTAAACGTTACCCCAAGTTATCATAACTAAAGGCAGCAGTACTACTACGCCCTCAAAAGGTAAAGCAATTAAGTCTTCATCTTCTGTGTACGCCCATACTGGTCGGCTATCAACGAACTCAATGTCAATGCCTGTACCGTTTCGATACTCTGCGGTTAGTTTCTTTCCTAAAAAATCTATACTCATATGCCTGTGTCCTCACAGTTGTCGGTGCTTGAAAGCCCGTGTCGGTTGTCGGTGCCTGAAAAAAATGCAAGTGAAGGTGTCGGTTGCAATAAAAATAGGGGCTCAAGGCCCCTGTTTAATTACCACTCAATCGGTCTATCTCTTTCTGTAACTCTTCATCAGTAAGATCAGTGTAATCAAAGTTAGTATTGATTGTTTCTGATCGCTGTAACTTAGGTTGTTCATACTCTGCTACAACAGCAGCTAGTCGAGAGGCTTCAACCATATCGTCTTCCGATATAGACTTAAGCATTGCTAGTTTCATAACAGTTAAACCCTTAGGGATAGAATCCATTAAGCTATCAGACAGATTGTTAACAAGCTTCAGAACATCTTGCATTTGTTCTTTCATTTTGTCATTCTTAATTCTAGCTTCATCAGCTTTTTGTTTCATCATTGCCATATGCTCTTTGTCATGCCTAGGCTTTAAGTTTGCTAATGAATTAGGGTGAATCTTTTTCTTACCATCATTCACATCATCTTGAGTGAATACTTTTTCTTCAGTAGACATTATATCCTCCATTCTAGGGTGCCCTCTATAAGGTACTTAATTCCCTAGAGTCTTCTATAACGCACTGTATTCCTTTCTAAGGCAGATAAAAGAAACCCTACCCAACCTATTAGAAGTTGAGCAGGGTTCTTTAGGGTCTAATCTATGAGGTTCTATGGCCGTTGATTGTACATACTAAGCCATAACAAGAACAACATAGTGCATGCTATAAGAATAATAACTTACTGCCTTATCCTTATTCCCTTATTGGGTACTTAGTTTAAGTTATAAGAACATTAAACTATAAGCATTTAGAACTCAGAGGAGTCAGCTTCTGAGTCATCGATATCGAAGTCAACTGAACCAGTGTACTCAATTAGATCAGTGATCTGAATTGCAGTAAGGATAGTTGAGATACCTTGACGACCAGCAACATCGTACTCTCTTCGATACACTTTGACATTACCCTTAGATCCATTACCAACTTTAATCTTTGGGTCAATCTTTTGCTTTTTACCATCTACCAGTTGCACTGGATCGTTGGCATCACCATCTTTCCTAACAGCCTTGCGCTTTAGGTTGATAGCAATTCGGCTTGGATCATCCTTAACTGGACGCACACTACCGTATCCCTCTAGCTCTGAAGCACGTTCAGAAGGTACAACGATCTGGCATTCCCATTGAAGGGTACCGAAAGGATCAGTTGGATTTTCAGGATCTACTTTAACGTAGTTGAGTGTAACATCACGGATGATTGAGGTTCCAAGAACTGCTGACATATAAATATACCTTTAATAATTAAATAATAGTTTTGTTTCTTTATGATTTGTACTGCTTTATGCTAATCTAAGTCATGGTATCCTCCATTTGGTATGTAATATCCCAAGCGTAGTGATCTATTACCCAGTCTTCCACACAATCTAAGACCGTTACGTCTTGATTTCTTAGTCGTGCAACCTGAGAATAGCTTTCCCATTCATCAATTAGTATACCGAGATCAGTTATAACCTTTACATCATCTGTTATTTGACCATCAATATACTTTGGTTCTGCATAAGCATACAATCTCATATAAGATCCTTTAGTTTTACCTTGTTTCGATCCTCCCAATCACCACTTACTATACGTTCTTGACTGGAGTATCTCTCGTCCCTTAGGGTATAAGTCATAGCGTTACCATAGGGAGTACTGATAACCTCCCTATCGTAAAAGTTGCTTTCACCCTTACCACGGTACCCCTCAAGTCTATCAAGGCGAGAGAGGGTATCTGAGTTCACCTCGTACACTTCTACTGTAATACGAGTAGAGCCTCCAGTGATACCGGGGAAGCCGCCTAAAGAAAACATTTCAAACTTAGGTAATGTTTTTCCTTTACCTAAGAAATTTGAATTAGATAATAGTATGTTGTTACCATTACCCTGACGTAGTGTACCATACACTGCTACTTTATACAACTCATTTGACATTATAGACTACGCTCCACTATTGATAGGTACTTGTAAGGGACTTCCACTTCTATATGGAAAGATAAATCTGCTTGACCACTGGGGTACGCTACTAATGTGGCACCTCTGACATTCTTTTCATGTATCTCAAACTCAATTACATGGTGATTATCTTGGTTTGAATAGAATGCAAGGGACTCTAAGCCTTGAATGCCTACACCTTCTTCTCCAGCTGAGACTAGTAAGGTGTAGAAGTAGGGATCTACTGTTACATCCTGCCCATTAAAGTGATTGTGATGATGCCAGCCTTCATTATAAGAAGTAAAACGAAAGTCTCTCATTTGTTCTTCAAAACGAGTACGAATACTAGAAGTCTCACTTGTTTCCTGCTCTTCTACAAACTCCATTGGAGTAGGCTCTGCCCAACTTACTTGATCATTATTGTTTATTAAGTTATACATTGCAGCTTTGTATCTTGCTGCTCCAGTTCTACTCTCTAAGGCACAAGCAGTGTTAACTTCAATAACAGTTGCAGTATTTCTTCTTTGATTCCACATTACATCAGCCGCACCAAAGTCTAAGCCTAGAGCATTTACTGCGTTTACTGCTGAAGAAATAACAGATGGATCAGGAGACAAGTCTCTAGTTGCAAATATAAAACCATTAGCTACGTTTCGTATCTGATAGTTAGCAGAACTTGTTGAGTGTTGAACTGCTTTGCGTTGTACGAAGATTGCTTTACCAGCTACAACATGTACACGATACTCGTCTTTCTTTTTAGAGTACTTGGTGTACAAGGGTGCTTTAGGTACAGCATTTCTTGCATTAATATCTTCATCAAACTTAACAAGTTCTAGCCCATCACCTGAATGACCCTGAAGTACATGACGACAAACAACATCGTTACCGTCTGCATACCAGTTCCTAGCTTCTCTTACAGAGGTAGTCCAGTCTGGTATGTTAACAATTACTGAGCTACCTTCATTAAACTTAGATATTCTTTTAAAGAATTCTATCTTATGGGATGCAAGCTTAATGTTCTCAGGTTTGTTAAACACTTTTGCACTGGGTAAGTGAGATAGGTTTACAGTAGAGTTACCCCAGTTAATTAACTTGAGACCTTCTCTATCTGAAAGAGTAGAGTTGTTTAGTCTCATTCGTTTACATTTTAGAAAAGAAGACAGCTGCTTTGCTGAATTACTTTCTGTTTTATAAGGCACAACAAATACATTATTCAAAACTTGATAACCTCTTGGGTTTGAGTGGATGCCAGTACTTCATCTTTTGCAACTAAGTTATTTACTACTTCTGTTCTATGCGAATTGTTTGCGTCATCTATAACAACTTCTGCTAGCCAAGGTTCAGATACAATGAGGGTATCATGTCCACTTTCATTTATAAGAGAAGTTACGATAGCTGTGTAGTAACCTGCAAGGGAATCATTAGGTTGATTAAAACATTTAATCTTAATAGGCTTCTTGCAAGTACTAATGCCCCTAAGTACACCGGTAATATTACTAGGCAGCACATCAGGTAACCCTGAAGTATAGAACTCAACTTCATCTCCAACCTTTAACTTGTAATGAGATAAAGGATTTGGTTTCTTATAAGTAGTATTACTAGGGTAAGAACCTACATTTCTTCCATAGTTTATGAAGGTGCCCGTATTGTAAGTGATGGGCTTTGGCTTTGCTAGTTTAACATCAGTGAACTTTAGTTTGGTTACAGACTTACTTAGATCAAACGAAACAAGCTTACCTACTGGTAGCTCATTGATTTCGTACTTAATACCATTGCGACCAAGAACAAGGTGAAGCATATGTTCTTCAGATGCGTAGTAGTACAAGTCTTTACCTTTCTCTTTAGCAATAAACATGGGTCTTTCTTTGTTACGAACAATATAATACTTGAGTTCGTAATCATTGTACCATGTTAATGCAAATGCACCAACCAATTTACTAACTACATCCTTAGGGTTTTCAGCTAAGCCCATAGCATATGCAATGTTTTCGCTGTCAACTTCAAAGTTTTTGTAATCAGGTAAGGTAGATTGATCTGTAAGTGTACCGTTGTGGCACAAGGTTACATTACCGTAAGTGAAAGGGTGAGCATTTGTATCATTGATTTCACCTTGGGTAGCGTATCTGTTATGACCCATAAGGAAGTCAGTGTCAACTCCAATGAAAGATTTTGTTTTATCTAGCTGTAAGAAATCTGTAGAATTCAATGCACGTTTGTACACTGATACATTATTCTTAACGTTGTTACGTGCAATACCAGTACTATGAGGTCCACGAAGAGCATCGATGTACAGCAATTGTTTAAACACTTTGTTACTTACATAGGAAATATCATTACCTACAACACCTACTAATCCACACATAGTTTATCCTTTAGTTTATCCATTTGGCCTTGGCCTTGGTTATTAGTTAAAATTCTATGAGATGTATCTCGCATAACACTTGAGAATAATAAGTCTTCACCTACGTTTACACCTTCATAGATCTTTCTACGCACACTGTTAGCATGCTTAATGTTAGCCACTACTAACTTATCATTAAAGATTTCCCTAAGCATTGCGATGTGACCATCAGTGCTTAGTATCTTTGGAAGATTGTTAATCTCTTTGTTAGGGTCTAACACGTACTTCTTTAGAGACAGTAAGTGGTTAACCCAGTTGATGATAGTACGTTTATCGCTAGTACCTTTATGCCCACGGAACTCAAGGGACCCAAAAGTAGGTAAAGATAACAGGTTAAGAGCTGTATACTTAGTCAATCTACCTTCACTTACAGCACCCGGGCCTAGCCTTAGCAGTTCAGATAAGTCTTGTATCTGCTGCTTACCTCGGTATAAAGACAGAGAGTATATACTTTCTTCTCTCTCATTACCACAGATACTAAACAGGTAAGGCTCTACCATAGCATACAGAATAACTACTTGCATAACTTGATTCCAAGATAAATCTCGTACATCCATATGAACATGAAGAGATGTTCGGGTAGAGAAGTCAGCATTACTCATGCTTGATATAGCATTATGTAAATCAGAGATACGTTTACAAGCAGGTGCACCACCTATCGGCCCGTTGAATACATACTCAACACCTTCATTACGAAGAGAGCCATCGGTCGTTACCTTCCAGCCACGTACTCTTTCTGGGTTAGGCACACCTTCTACCTCCACTTCTAACCCTATCTTGGTATTGCAAACTAATTCTCCAAAGTTAGCTTGCGGTGCAGAGATCTTGTTGAGTCTCCACATAGATTGAACGGTATCCATTTGGTATGTTCCTCTTTAGGATTGGAATTATGTGAGCTAACTGTTCATTGATAGTCACGGTATAGTTGTCCACTACACCTACAATATTACTTCTGTAGTATAGTAATGGCTTAGCACAGTTGTATCTGTTGCTTACACAGAAGTCAGGTGAGATAGCTCTTGCAACTTTATCACCATCATTAACAGACTCTAAGGCTTCAAAGTAAGGTGTGTACTTGTTATCGTACAGCTTAAACTCTAAGTCATCAGTGTATGCTCGATAATCTGTATTGGCTTCTTCATTAAGAAGATGTAACAGGTCTGTGTCAAATGTTCTAACTGAAAGATTGTGTAACCTTAAGCCTTTCTTCCATTGACGTTGAGCTTTTCTACTGACATAGCATACGTGGTCAGCTACATTAATCATACCAAGAGTGGGGAACTTATTTGAAAACTTGTACCTTTTGTCTAAGATAGGTACATCCATATGCTCACCTGATGCTTTCCTTACAACTATATTGTAGTTATCCCTGCTTACATCTACTATCTTTACAGGGTACATGCCATCATCATCTGGTGAATCAAGTTGCACTACAGTACCTTCGTACGATGCAGCTATATCCCTAAGGTTCATACCATAAAACATACTCACTGTCATAAAGGTATCTCCATTTCTAATTCACTAACAATTTCCCATGCTAACCCTTGATCACTTTTGTTGATAGCTTTCTGGACATCCTTAGGGTTACATACTTCTAAGTAGTCTTTAAGTTTATCTAAGTTATCAGTGGACCAAAGGGTTGTATCATAGACCCAAGACATCAACTCATCTGAGTTTAACCAGAAGTTACTAAGGGTACGATACTCTACACCGTAAGGCTTATGTCTCATCGAGCCTGCCTTACCGTACAGCTTACGCCTTGCACCGTCGTTGTCTATAAGAACTGAAGGGATACCAAGGGTAAAGTCGAGCATCTTAATAAGGCTCTCTGCACTGCCCCTGCAAGGGTTGTCATACCCAACATGAACGTGACCACCAGCAGTTCTTAAGTTAACCTTAGCCCCGTTAGGCCTCGGCATTTCTTTACGACTCCAAGCATTCCATTCAGAGCTGCAGCCAAACTCCATAGCTTGATGACCATAGCTCTCAAGCTTACCTTTAGAAAAGACATGACTAGGAATTACAACTGGTTGTAACCCTTTGTTTTCTAAGGCTTTTCTTAGAGATGACATAACAGAATTCATATTGTACATGAACTCTATCTTGTTCTTTGCAGGCCGTATGTTGAACTCAGCAAGAACATTGTCCTCTTGCAAGGCACCATCTGCTACCGGTAAGGGGTGAGCTTTACTACCACCTAGCTTACCAATTACAGAAGAGATGTCACCCTCTGTTGTCGCTACGAAAACCTCAGGGTCTGCACCTACTGTTACATTTTCCAATTTAGATTCGTATAACATAGACTCTCCGTTAAGATTCTATTAGAGATATAATCTCTTGCATTTGACTTGGGTTAATATTACATTCATTCCGATTTAAGTACAAGCAGTCATCAAAGCGAAGAACTCGGTCTACCTTGAGTATATCTTTTATGACCTTTAGGGTAAAGTTACCACGACGATAAGACTTTGAAGGGTGCTTAACTAATAACCTACCGATTGCTCTAGGCTCTGTCTTACCGTACCTTAGGTACTTACTGCATCTTGAAAAGGATTCTTGCTTCCCATTGAATAAACTTTTATCAGGTTCCTGAGAAGTTAATCTGTTCAGAAGTATCTTTGCACCACGAATAGTAAAGTACTCGTTGTATATAACACTGTTTTCTGAACAAGTTTGAGAAGAGATACGGTCTACCATCTGAGCTGTAAGGCAGGTTTCGGGGTTGTTTTGTTCTTCACCTTCCCTGTAATCACAGTTAGGATCTCTGTTGTTTAACCCTAGTGCTATTACAAATGCAGTATCGGGGTGAGCTTTGTGATAAGAGACAAGCCTTGCCCAGCTTCTTACAATACCAGATGAAAACTGAGGGAGCCTAAGGAGAAACAACACTAGCATGACCCTATCAGCATTAGCATTGCAGTCTACCTTGAAGCCTTGTTTGTATGCTTCAACATGATTTGATTGGTTGTTAGGTAATAACTCTGATACGAATGGTAAGCTAAGCATGTAATCCCACCACTTGTTAGCTAGATCCCATGACATAGTAGGATTCATATGATGCGTATCAATGTAAGCATCTATGTCTTTATCATATATGTTTTGATAGAAAGGTTTGTAAGTAATCCTCTGTATTGCAACACCGTCTCTGCTATCCCGAGTTGTAACTACATGGTTTACAGCAGCGAAGCAAGCACGAGACATAAACTTTAATACCTTATGAGTATTGGTTTCAACTTCAAATGATACGGACATTAGTCATCCCCTTGGTCTGGCACATAAAAGTAAATACCTAGTACAATAACTAAGGCACCTATGAATAAGAGAATTAGATCTTCCATTTGATTATCACCTTTTCTATTCGTAAGTAAAACTTTACAATGCGTACACGTAAATCATCTACCTCATCAGCAGGGCATCTGCCA